ACAGGCCGATGGACATCACGTCGCTGGCCGGCGCAACGAGCCTGCCAAGGACAACCGTCCTGCGGCACCTGAGGCTGCTCGAAGAGAACAAGAGGGTCACCATTCAAAGAGGGGGTCGGCGCACCATCGTCACCCTCGACGGCAGAGCCGATATCAAGGAAACGGCACCGTTCTATCGCTTGGTAAATAGGGTTGTCATGGAGGCTGCCCGCAACCTGTCCAAATTGGACACAAAGACCATAGACTAAACCAAGAACATTGAATAAATCGACGCCAGAGCCGTCCCACAGACGGGATTAAGGCCAACTCAGGGAATAACTTATCATGATGCAGCAGTTCGAGGCTATTCTCGTCCAACTGAAACGTATTGCAGACGCACTTGAGAGTGCTGGGGGGTCCGCGTTGGGGGTCGGCGCGGCTGTGCCCAGCAACCCCTACTCAAGCCCTGACGTGCCGAAAGGCTACGACACAGTGCTGAGCTATTTTGCCAACACTAACCCGGAAGCCCTTGACTTGATGGGCGATCCGATTGCTGACACCCAACGCGACGGCTTCTGGCTCAAGCATCAGGCGAGCCGCCGCGACATTCAAATCATCTCGGTCGAAGCACCCGCTCCTTTGAAGGAGATTGGCATCGAGATGGTCAATGCATACCCAATTGAACTGCTGCGGGAACGTCTCGGCTAACGAGGCGACTGCGAGGGGCAGATAGGGACCATGAGGGGGATGATTGCGGGAACGTAATCGTCCCCTTCTTGCAAAGGGTGCGGCTCAGGAGTATTACCCACCACGTAAACACCATGTGAGGGACTTACCATGAACACCTTTGCCGGTCGTCAGACCGAGAACAAGACAGCGCGGCGACTGCTCTCCTTCATTGAGGAGTTCGGCAAGCTCGACGCTGAAATGCAAATCCAACAGATCGCCATCTTCCTCCACGTCATGGGGAAGCCCGAGCTGACCATGCGGGAGCTGGAGCAGGCAACCGGCCTCAGCTCGTCGTCAATCAGCCGGAACGTATCGGCCCTGTCCAAGACGCACCGCAAGGGGCAGCCTGGGCACGACCTCATCACCACCTTTGAGGACGCCATGGATCGCCGCATCAAGCGTGTCAGACCGACACCGAAGGGCACCAAGGTCTTCAACACCCTCATCAACATTCTGGGGAGCTAATCACATGGCAGTCAGTCCGCGCGGAAGTGGCTATCAGGCAGAGTTCGTCGTCAAGGGCGAGCGCTATCGCAAGCAGTTCGAGACGCACGATCTGGCTGTCAAGTGGGAGCTGGAGACACGCACGGCGCTCAAGCTGGGTAAGCCCCTGCCTGATGCGCCTGAGCAACAGATCGGTGGGGCAGATGCAGGCTCCATCGGCAACGCCCTGCGCGCCGCGAAGGAGAAGCGTTGGGCATACCAGCGCGGCTCGACGCGGGCCGTCCTCAATGCCGAGAAGTTCGTCGAGTGGGTCGGTGCCAAGACGCCGGCCAAGGCAGCCCTGCACGAGGACAAAATCCACGAGTTCGTGCGCCACCTCAAGAACGACCGCAAGGTCACCGGCTCGACGATCAATCGCTACCTGTCGTCGATCTCGGTCCTGATCAAGTTCGCCCGCGTCGCGCGGCCAGAGCTGAAGTATCAGGAGAAGGGTCCAAGCCGGCTCCGCTACTTCACCGAGGAGGAGGTCGCGCTTGTGATCCAGACCCTCACGCTGTGGGGCAGGCTGTCCGAGCGGGACCTGTTCATCTTCCTGATCGACACCGGCGCTCGCCCGTACTCGGAAGGCACCTCGTCGCGCTGGTCTCAGTTTCGCGACCGCACGGTCACCTTCGGGGAGCTTCAGCTCACCAAGACGGGCAAGGCCAGGACGATCCCGCTGACCACTCGGGCGCTCGAAGCTGTCGCTCGCCAGAAGGCTCTCAAGGGCAACCACGAGGGACCATGGACCGACATCACCGAGTGGCAGATGATCGAGCTGTGGCGCAACGTCCGTGGCCACCTCCCGCAGCTCAGCGACACCGTGGTCTACACCTGTCGGCACACCTGTGCGTCATGGCAAGTGCAGCGCGGCGTCGACCTCCTGCGCGTCAAGGAATGGATGGGGCACAACTCCTACCAGACCACGCTGGGCTACGCTCACCTCGCGCCGAAGCACCTCATGGACAACCTCGCTGTCCTCGAAGGTGGCGCTGGTCCGAACCTTCGGATCGTGAGCTGATTGACGGCCCTCCCACCATGTGGGACACCGACGAACCGCGTGGGGAATGTGTGGGAAATCTCCCACATTTCTCCCCCATGTGGGAGGCGAAAGCCCAGCGGACGTGGTGGAAATGGCAGACACAAGGGACTTAAAAACCACTCAAATTCCCTTGCACCCTCGCAACTAACCCCTCAAAGCCTTGCAAATCCCCGGTAAACGCCGGGGTTTCGCATTTCAAAATCAACCCCTCCACTCGCGCAACGGATTGTGTGGGAAACCCACCGTTGTGGGGATTTCAGTGGGAAAAGGAGAACAAACGTTCATGAGCAACATCCCCGAAGCCCGACAGGAACTGCTGGTTCTGGCTGACGATCTGGACGGCTACGGCCTGCCCACCACAGCATCGACCATCAGGAGTATCGTCGAAGATTACCTGACACGTCGGTCGCCCAAGAGGGTGGCTCGTCGCGTGTCGGCCCCGATGACCAAAGAGCTGGCCGAACGCATCAGGAAGTTCGCCCAGGCTGCCCCACACCTCGCCCAGACGGAGATCGCCAAGGCCTTTCAGGTGAACCCCGGTCGCGTCTCTGAAGCGCTGGCAGGGGCTCGCTGATGACCCGTGAAGAGGAACACGAGGCGCGGCGCAATGAGATGGTCAAGTGGGTCACCGAGGTCTGCCGCAAGGAGATACCCGATGCTGGCCCTTGGGGCCTGCGGATCGAGATCGGCGTTGTCATCGACTGGACAGGCTGGTCCCAACTCAGGACCGTCTTGATCAAGGTTTGGTCCATCGACCGCTGGGTCTGGTGGGTCAGCGACGACCTCAACGCAATCCGGTGGCAGTACCGGCAGGCCCTGATGAAACGACATTACGAAGACCGGAGAACGAATGACCCATCACGACCACCTCATCCAGCGCCAGATCGAGCTGGAGATCGAAATGTCGGGCCTCGGGCGAGATCGCTATCTCTCTCGGGTCCGCAAGAACGTTGACAAGGAGCGCGGCTATGAGACTGATACGGGGCGCTCGATCCTCGAAAGCGTGGTCGGTCCCGTCTCGGCGGGGATTACCAAGTTCGTTGAGGAAGCCTACTCGGGTCGTGCAAGGCCCCGCGCCACAGCCGCCAAGCTGATCAAGGATATGGATCACGACGTGGTTTCCTATCTCGCCTGCAGGGCCATCCTCGGGCGCATGATGAAGCCACGCGCTCCGGTCCTTATGACGCTGGCCGTGGCGGTTGCCCGTGCGGTCGAGCTGGAGGCCCGCTTCACCGAGTTCCGCAAGCAGGACAAGGACAAGTTCGACTACGAGCTTCGCAAGCTGTCCGACGACGGTGCGACAGAGCAGCACAAGGCTGTGGTCCTCACCTATGCCATGGGCAAATGCGGCATCCCGTGGGACCGCTGGAGCCGCACCGACATGATCCACCTCGGCATCCGGTTGGTCGAGCTGTTCGGAGAGAACACCGGCCTGACCATGATCCGGCAGGCCTTCGAGGGTGGTGACAAGAACGCCCCAAAGGACCAGTACCTCGTCCACCTGACCGAGCGCGCCGAGGCGTGGATCGACCAGTCCATCCGTGGGGGCGAGTACCTGTTCCCCGACTTCCTTCCGATGCTGATCCCGCCAAAGGACTGGATTGGGCTCTCGGGTGGCGGCTACTACACAGACCTCGACAGGCCCCTGCCGCTGGTTCGTAGGGCCAACAAGAAGCAGTTCGAGCTGCTCAAGCGGAAGCTGGCTGAGGCACAACATAAGGCCGTCCTTCTGAAGGGCCTCAACGCCATCCAGAGAACACCTTGGCAGATCAATCAGCCGGTCCTCGACGTCATGAAGGCGCTGGCCAAGTCGAAGGAAGGCATCGCCGGCCTCGTGCCCGGTGACAGCCCCAAGCCGGCCCGCCCTGAGGGTGTCCCTGAAGGTGTCGACCTCAAGACCCTCTCGCCGGCCATGCAGAAGCAGTTCCAAGAGTGGAAGTGGGCAGCCCGAGACGTCTACTCGCTCAACCTTCAGCTCCGTCAGGATCGGCTCCATCAGGAGACCATGCTGGGGCTCGCTGAGCGGTTCCGTGACGAGAAGGCGATCTACTTCCCGCACAACCTCGACTTCCGTGGCCGCGCCTATCCGGTGCCGCTGGTCCTGCACCCGCAGGGCAGTGACCCGGTGAAGGCCCTGCTTCGGTTCGCTGAGGGGAAGCCTATTGGGGTGGACGGTGCGCGCTGGCTTATGATCCACGGTGCGAACACGTTCGGCGTCGACAAGGTGTCGTTCGACGAGCGCGTCAAATGGGTCGAGGATAACTGGCGACAGATCATCCGCTGCGCCAGCGACCCTATTGGCAATCTCTGGTGGACCGAGGCTGACAAGCCCTGGTGCTTCCTCGCGTTCTGCTTCGAGTACCGGGACTGGGTCGACGGGGGCTACGGCGCTGACTTCATCTCGCACCTTCCCATCGCCCTCGACGGCTCCTGCAACGGGCTGCAGCACTTCTCGGCCATGCTCCTCGACAGTGTCGGCGGGCGGGCGGTGAACCTGATCCCTGCAGCCAAGCCGCAGGACATCTATCAGGTGGTCGCTGACCGTGTGATGGAACAACTGCGTCAAATTGTCTCCACTGAAGGGACGATTGCAGAAAGGGGACGGTGGGCTCACGAATGGCTCACCATGGGGATCGACCGCAAGATCACCAAGCGCCCGGTCATGGTGCTGCCCTACGGTGGGACGCCACGGTCGTGCCTGAAGTATGTCGACGAGGCGGTGAAGGCTAAGATTGCGGGCGGCTACGTCCACAACCTGGGTGACGAGCTGAAGAAGGCCATCGGGTTCCTCTCCAGCATCATCTGGGACAGCATCGGGGACGTGGTCATCGCCGCAAGGGAGGCTATGGGGTGGCTTCAAAAGACGGCCAGGATGATGGCGAAGGAGAACCTTCCCATGCACTGGACGACGCCATCTGGTTTCGTGGCCTATCAAGGCTACGTCGACATGAAGCCCCGGAGGATCGACACTAAGATCGCCGGCAAGCTGGTGAGGCTGAGGGCTTACGAGGACACCGACCAGCTCGACGTCTCGAAGCAGGCGACGTCTATCAGCCCAAACAATGTCCACTCCATGGACGCATCGGCCATGACCCTCACTGTAGCTGAACTGTCCGACCGGGGTCTCACCGACTTCGCTATGATCCACGACAGCTATGGCACCCACGCCTGCAACACGACCCTGCTCGCCTCGACCCTCCGCAAGGTGTTCGTCGAGATGTACAGGACAGACCCACTCACCAAGCTCCGCGACGAGCTTATCCAACAATCATCCGCTCTCCTCATGGCAGAGGAGTTCGAGCAACTTCCATCGAAAGGAGACCTGGACCTCTCTCTGGTCCTGCAATCAGACTTCTTCTTCGCCTAGATCATTGCACTTGCGGGAAGATTGCCCGAGTGCATCCATAACCCACCCACTAGCCCTACGAAACATTCATCGAAGGATTTCACATGAAGCAGAACATCACGATCCGCATGGGTGCTGCCCATCAGGACATCACCGTGGGCAACGTCAACATCGACCTTGCTGCCGCCTCGAAGACGGATCGATACGAGGTTCGCAAGAGCCTGATCGAGGGCCTGAAGGGCAACGGCTACTTCGGCAAGAAGGAACAGCGCAAGGCCACCTTCCGCAACCGGAGGGCTGCTGCTTGACGGCTTTGTTCCTCCACGATTGGTCCGAAGGTGGTGGCAACTACAAGGGCTCCGGTCTCACCGGCCTGAAGGCTGACTTCCAGATCGACGATGCTGCCCTTGAGGGCGTTGAGGTGCTGGTCGCCTCCTACACCTACGAGGACTACAGCGGATCGGCCTACGTGCTGTTCCAGAAGAACGGTCACCTGTTCGAGGTCCATGGGAGCCACTGCTCCTGCTACGGCCTGGAAGACCAGTGGGAGCCCGAAGCGGTCACCCGCGAAGCCATCCTGCGCCGCCTCAAGGGTTCCTGGGGTGAAGAGGGCCGCATCAAGGATCACATCCGCGAGGCCCTCGCATGAGCAAAGGTCACGACTTCGCTGTCGCCCTGATCATTGCCCTGCTGGTCAACCTCCTGGCCATCGACGCAGGCGTCATCACCGCGATCTGGTGGTTCTTCTCATGAGCATTGAGGCAGCCACCTCGATCCTCGCGATCTCAATGATCCTCCTCTTCATCTACGCAAACTGGAAAGGCCCCGATGCCCAAGCTTAACCGTGACGTGCTGAACACGGCGACCCCTCGTGACGTCGCTATGGCAGCCATGACCGTCCTCGACCGACTGCAGGACTTCCGCCCCGAGATACAGATCATGGGCGCAGCCACAGTCTTCCTCACCCTCGCAGACCACCTCGGCATTCCTGCTCAGGAAGCCTTCACGGTCACCAAGAACCTGATCAACGGGGACGACGGCAAGCGCGCCGAGTTCCGTGGCATCGACGCATACATGAAAGGCGAACTGAAATGAGCATCTCCAAGGCAGGCGATACCGTCAGGTGCATCCGCGCTCAGAACCGCAGCAAGTTGACGCTGGGCGCTGAATACGTGGTCAAGTCTTGCGGCCCCTCCTACACGGCTGTCGAGGGTGTCCCCGGCTGCTTCTACAACAGCCGCTTCGAGCTGGTCACCAAGGCCAAGGCCAAGGCCAAGGGCAAGGGCAAGTCAGCCCCGTTCGGTCAGGTCCGCTCGGTCACGGTCAACATGTCCGACATCCACGACGTGCTGACCCAGTACGTCCGCTTCGGCCTCGGCATCAACGCCACGGTCGAGAAGATCATCGACAAGTTCCCCGAGGCTGTCGAGCTGGTCCTGAAGCACGAGGTCGCCGCGTGAACCACCTGACCCTCGCCAAACTCCTCTGGAAGCGCGGTCAGCCGCTGCCGGTCGATCTCTACATCAAGCTGACCGACCAGGGCTTCGACGTTGAAGCACTCGAACGCCACTACTCCGCTTAAACCCCTCCACTCACGAGATAATTGCACATGGCATCTGACAAGAAGAAATCCGCTCCCTCTTTCACCACTCCCCGCGTCGTCTTCGTTTACCCGAAGGTGACCGAGCCCGACTACGGCAACAAGGACTTCCCGAAGCCGGATGGCGAATACAGCGTCAAGGGCAAGATGTCCCTGGCCGCGCTGGAAGAGTTCGCCTCCCGTAAGAACAAGGATGGCGTCACCCTCAACGATCTCTACGAGGAAGCCCGCCGCAATGCCGAGAAGGCGTTCGCTGAGCTGTCCGTCAAGACCCGTAAGGAGTTCGAGAAGAAGGGCGTCACCGGCCCGGTCATGAACTCGCTGTTCGAGACCCTCTACGACAAGGACACCGAGGAAGAGACCGGCGAGGTCTGCCTCAAGTTCACCAAGAAGGCCTCGGGCACGTTCAAGAAGGGTCCGCGCGAAGGCAAGAAGTGGGCATCGTCGCCTGACATCTACGACGCTCGCGGCAAGAAGATGGTCGGCAAGCTCCCCAACATCTGGGGTGGTTCTGAGGGCAAGATTTCGTTCTCGGTCGGCACCGACAAGGATGGCAACATCGGCTACTTCATCCCCGGCTCGGGCCTCGCTGGCCTCAAGCTGCAGTTGAATGGCGTCCAGGTCATCGAGCTGGTCTCGAACGGCTCCCGCTCCGCTGACAGCCACGGCTTCGGTGAAGAGGAAGGCTACGGCTACGACCCGAGTGAGTTCGCTGAGGAAGAGGAAGGCCAGGACAAGTCCGACGCCGGCTCGACCGAAGGCGGCAAGTCTGCAGGCGAAGAAGACTTCTAAGCCTTGGCACGACGCACGTTCCCTAAGCGGACCTCGACGCGGCAGATCGCTGTCGCCAAGGGGTTCCGCTCGGGGCTCGAAGATAAGGTGGCAGGGGAATTGGACCTAGCGTCCGTCCCCTACACCTACGAGAGCTTCAAGATCACCTACGAGGTTCCTGCCCGACTGGCGAAGTACACACCGGACTTCCGCCTGCTCGGCAACGGCATCATCGTGGAGACCAAGGGGCAGTTCGTTACGGCGGATCGTCAGAAGCACCGGCTGATCAAAGAGCAGAACCCGAACCTCGACATCCGGTTCGTCTTCAGCCGCTCAGGCACCCGCATCTCCAAGCAGTCCCAGACCACCTACGCCATGTGGTGCGAAACCCAAGGCTTCCTCTACGCGGACAAGTCAATCCCCCAAGCATGGATCGACGAGCCACCGACTTCCGGTCGCGTGGAGGCACTGAACGCAATCCTCAACTCTCAATCAAAGGTCAAGAAATGAGCATCCTCTCCACCGTCATCAACTTCATCAAGCGCACTCCCTCGACCGCCAAGGCCGTCGCCGGCTTCAACAAGGCCATCGCTGAGCTGGAGAACGTGGTCGCCCATCACAACGTCAAGGCCGAGCTGCTCGACGCCCAGATCGCCGTGAAGGTCGCCGCCCAGGTTGCCGCGAAGGAAGCTGCCGCCGACGCCGACAAGATCGCCAAGCGCATCCGCAAGCTGGTCGCCTGATTGGAACACGATAGCAAGGGTTGGACGGGCCGCGAGGCTCGTTCAACTCCCTATCCGTCGGTCACCGATCTGATCGACAAGTACCTCCCGCGCAAGACCCAGGCTGAGGTCTACGCGATGTCTCGGGTCTACGAGGCCCGGATCACCGACCTGATGCGGACCATCCACGACTATCACCTCCGCTGTGAGGCGATGGGCAAGCACATGGATGGCATGGAGAAGGAGTTCTACAGCCGGGTCGCATGGCCGGTCAGCCATGGCACCTTCGAAAGCGCTGCCGAACGCTCTCCCTATGAGATGACGCAGACGTACCAAGTCACATGGCGTCCAGATACGTTCAAGTGTCGGTACGTCATGAGGGACGGCGACCTGATCAACCAGCAGGATCATCCTCACCTCTTCGAGATGGTCTGCCGGCAGTTCGAGGAACACATCACCCGAACGCTGATCCCGAAGCTTCGGCAAGAGTTCGCCAAGCTCTACCCGTTGAGCCGCCGATGAAGGCGATCCTCAGGGGCATCATCGGAACCTGGGCGCTGATCTTAGCCATCGTCGCCTTCGTCGCTCTAGGCAACTACAGCGGCCTCGCGGCATTCGTCGTCGGGATCACGCTCGTCGGTGCCGCCGTAGGTATGGCAACCGAATGACCGACGTCGAGACCTACCGGCAGGAGGCAACCCGCGCCTTCCTCGAACGGTGGGAACGGATGAGCCCTCAAGAGCGGGCCGCATACATCCGTCTCACCTCCCAACTCCAACAGTTCCAGAACAACCCACCGCAAGGATGAATGCACGAAACCGACAGTGAGTTTCTGCGCAAGGAGCCGTGCCCAAAGTGCGGTTCCCGCGACAATCTCGCCCGGTACACGGACGGCCACGCCTACTGCTTTGGCTGCCGTCACCACGAACCCGGAGACAGCAATTTGACAGACCAGACCGAGGCTGCAGAGCCACGGACAAACGACTTCGTTCCTCTCGGGGAGCCCGCAGATTGGGCAAGCCGAGGCATCAATCTCGAAAGCGCGCAGAAGTGGGGCTTCACCCGTTCGACCCTGAATGGTGATCCCGTCCGCTTGTTCAACTACCGAAACAGCGCGCAGCAACTGGTCTGGCAGAAGATCAGGTTCGCCGGCAAGGACTTCAGGTCCAAGGGCCACAAGGACGATATGTGCCTCTACGGCCAGTGGCTGTGGCGGGACGGCGGCAAGCGTGTCGTCATCGTCGAAGGCGAGCTGGACGCGATCTCGCTCAGCCAGATGCAGGGTCACAAGTGGCCTGTCGTCTCGATCCCCAACGGTTGCGACGGCGCGGCCAAGGCTCTCCGCAAGAACCTCCAATGGCTGGAGCAGTTCGAGGAGATCGTCCTCATGTTCGACGGTGACGATCCCGGCCAGAAGGCAGTCGACGAATGCAAGCTGATCCCGTTCACACCGGGCAAGCTGAAGATCGCCTCGCTGCCCCTCAAGGACGCCAACGAGATGCTCATGGCGGGCCGCATCAAGGAGACCATCGACGCCATCTGGGGTGCCAAGGTCTACCGCCCTGACGGTCTCGTCGGAGTGTCAGACATCATGAGCGAGCTGCTCAAGCCCGTCACCTTCGGGTTGCCCTGGTGCTTCGAGGAGTTGACCAAGCACACATACGGTCGGCGCGACGGCGAGGTCTATGGCTTCGGCGCAGGCACCGGCATCGGCAAGACGGACTTCCTGATGCAGCAGATCGCGTTCGACGTGGTCGAGCTGAAGCAGACGGTCGGGGCAATCTTCCTCGAACAGAAGCCCGTCGAGACCGCCAAGCGCGTGGCCGGCAAGATCGCTGGCAGGATGTTCCACGTTCCCGATGGGGGCTGGACACCGGACGAGCTGACGCGGGCAGCCCAGGAGTTGGACGGGAAGGTCTTCTTCTACGACAACTTCGGGCAGACCGATTGGGAGCTGGTCAAGGGGCACATCCGCTACATGGTGGTGAGCCTCGGCATCAAGCTGATCTACCTCGACCACCTGACGGCCCTCGGTGAAGACGCCGAAGAGCTGGGCCTGATCATGAAGGAGATGGCCGGCCTCGCAAACGAGCTGGGCTGCATCATCCACTTCGTCAGCCACCTCGCGACACCCGATGGGAAACCTCACGAGGAAGGCGGGCGCGTCATGATCCGTCACTTCAGGGGCTCCCGAGCAATCGGCTTCTGGTCCTTCTTCATGTTCGGCATGGAGCGCGACCAGCAGAACGAAGACCCCATCATCGCCACGACGACGATCTTCCGCATCCTCAAGGATCGGTACACGGGTCGCTCGACCGGCAAGACCATCAACCTCGGGTTCCATTCGGAGACCGGACGCCTGTTCGTCCGCGACGATGACCCCTTCAAGGACAAGGATGCTGAGACGCATGGCTTCTCGAACGAAGCAGCCGACGACGAAACGCCGTTCTAACCTCGGTTTCTGGGTGGCCTTCGGGTTCATCCTGTGGGCCGCACTGCTTCCAGCCCCAGCGCCGGCAGCAGAGAAAGCACCAGCCCGCCAGCCCGGTAACGAATGCCGGGTCGACGTGAACCCGATGGGCACCAAGGAGGTGTTCCTGCTGCCCTGCTCCAAGGTCGAACCAA